AAACGCGGCCATAAAGTCAACCATAGAGGTAAGGCTTTTGGTAAGCTTATTAGAGACGACGCAAAAATCAAAGAGTTAAAGGAAGCGTTTAAACAAGCTACTGAAAAAATGAAAGTCGGATTCGACAAAAACAAATGGAAAGATGCTACTGATGAAGAAAAAGCAGCACTTCGGGAGCAAATGAAGGCTTCTCGCAAAGAATGGACTGAAGCAATGAAGGCTCACCAAAAAGAAGTTCACTCCAGAATTAAAGAGATCCGCGAAGAGTTCAAAAATAATAGAGACAAGGTTATTGATGGTAACGAACCCGGAGAATAATTTAAGATCTAAATAAAACAAAAGCCCCGCCGTCGCGGGGCTTTTTCTTTAGCGAAACTAAAAGAAAGATTAGTATAAGTCAGAATAGTCGATTTGAGCTGACGCGCTAACCTTAATACCGAATTTTTTGGCTGCGGCTTTAATTTTTTTCAGAGCCGCTTTTTTAGCCTCTTCACTAATATCAGTTTGATCGAGTCTGGCTAAAGCATTTCGCACATGTGCTGCGTCGTTGATAGGAAGATGACGCAATGACCGAGGAGTTGTTTTTCCTTCGGAATCTTTTTTTCCACCGGGCTCTATATAAGCGAAATCAGAATCGGGTAAATCGTTTTTTTGCTTAGTACTTAGTTTAGCAGCTTTGGCCTTATCGTACTTCTCATCTTTTTTAATGTCGTGAATTTCAACACTCTTTTTCTCGGATGGTTTTCCTTTTTTAAGCTTTTTGATTTTGCTTTCATCGTCTTTTATGGCGTCTTTTTCGTGCTCCTTCTTTTCTTTCTTGGTATCACGTTTAAGCTCTTTAGTATCAATCTTTTCCCACTGCTTCTTTGTTTTAGCAGCTTCTTCTTCGCGCCATTTAATAATTTGTTCGGTGAAATCTATTTCTTTCATTTCAATAATCTGTTACACTTATTTTTTATTCATCGGCATCAATTCGCCGTAATTAATTACTTTATCTCGTTTTTTTCTTTCTTGATATCTCCTTTCTATATCTGCATTATAATCAAAAATAATAGGAGCTTCTCGGCTTTCATAAAATTCCATTTCTAATCCTGTTATACTTAAATCGACTTCTTTAAGATTGGGGACGCTAGTACATCCCATGAGAAAGATAGATGCTAATGCTATTACTTTTTTCATTTCCTTGTTCTTTTTTGAGGGGGAGAAGGCGTCTCCACTACTTCTACCTGCATAGGGGCAGGGGCTATGGGAACTTCTTCAAATCCCATGAAATTAGAATCGCTACCTTTAGCAAGATAGGGTTCTCCCCCGTTTTTAGGTAATCTTTTTTCAATAGTTAACAACTTTAATTGTTCGTTGGGAACCAACATTTTAGTCCTGCGGTCTGTCATATAAAAAACCGTATTACGAATTCCGACGCGAACTATACGTGCTTGACGGCCGGAAATATAAATAATGTCATCATTATTAAAGTCATTCCCCATAAAAACAAGTAATCCCTGAACAAAATTCATAATCATGTCTTTAGCCAAGATTGTTAGTACAGCTGCAAATAATAGCCATCCATATTCGCCGATTAAATTTTCTACGAAGCCTTTTACTTCTTCTTTTTCGATATTAGAGGTCAAATTTACAATCTCGGGAATAGCGTTAGTTAGTTCGTTCATAACTTTTCTATTTATGTTACACTAATTTAGTGTATTTTATTATAATGCCAAAAGTAAAAAGCGCAGGGAATTTCGATTCCCTCGAGGTTGCGGACGGACGGATCAAGATTCACCAACGAGATCCAATTAAGCCTAGGGACAATTTTTATATAGAAGAATTACCTTGGACAGAGAAACAAAAACGTTTTATTGAAATTTCTCAAGATAAAAATACTCGTCTTATTTTATGTAAAGGCCCAGCGGGGAGCTCTAAAACTTTAACTGCTGTATATTCATCTTTAAGTTTACTTAATCAATCAAAGGTTTCAGATGTCATATATATGCGTTCAGCTGTAGAAAGTTCTGATTCTAGATTAGGGTTCCTTCCCGGTGACGCAGATGAAAAACTTCATTATTATAATTTGCCTTTCATGGATAAACTGGATGAACTACTTAGTGAAGAAACGGTTAAAAAGCTTCAAAAAGAAAAAAGAGTCTCTATTCATCCGGTTAATTTCGCGAGAGGAATGAGCTGGAATGGAAAAGCTATATTAATGGATGAAGCTCAAAACAGTTCTTTTAGGGAAATAGTAACTGTCCTTACCAGAATTGGTAAGTATTCAAGATGTATTATTATGGCTGATCCAATGCAAACTGATTTAAAAAATGGAAATCGGGGAGGGTTCGTCAAACTTTATGATATTTTCAACAATAAAGAGAGCAGGGATATGGGTATTCACACTTTCGAGTTTAACGAAGAAGATATCGTTCGGTCAGAATTGACCAAGTTCATTGTTTCAAAATTAGCAGAATGTGATACTATTTAATTTGCTTATTAATTAAACCCGCAAGGACAGATGAGAATTTCCTAACTTCTTTTTCTGTTTTATCCCAAAAAAAAGCATGAGTAACCTCTTCTATAAGAGTACTCATTTTACGTCTTTTTTTAAGTTTTGGGTCAACTAGGATTTTAGGATTATCCGCCTCTGGGGAGTAACACAAACCATCAGCATTGTAAGTATGATGAGGTTTTTTCCATATCAATTCGTATTCTATGCCCTCCGAAGTCTTGAATTTGACATTTTCCATAGTTATATAATCTATACACTTTTTTTGAAAAAGATATATTTTAAGGTATTATAAGTAGTGTAATAAAAAAAATGAAACAGTATTGTTCTAGTTGCGGCGCGGGTACAGAGTATTCTCTCCAGAAGCCTAAATTTTGCAATTCTTGTGGGGAAGCGTTTGCGTCAAGCAGTAAACTTCCCCCAAAAAGGGTTTTCAAACCAAGCCCTTCCAATCCTGTAGAAATAGTTCAAGAAGAGCAGGAGGAAGAAGAATTTGAAATGCCTATGATGGACAAGTTACATTTTGATTTAGGGAGGGGCTCGAACATGAGCATCAATAAAATTGAAAACATAATTGGTTCTAATGCAGAAAATCCACAGAGTTTAGAGGAAAATTACGCGAGGGAGGCGGACACCACATACTCAAAAGAAAATTTTGCTCAAGATTTTTTAAGAGATGCGGGTTCCAGCAGCCGCAATAATGCCGAAACCTAGTATCAAATTTGAAGATTGTATAGAACAAATAGATGCAGAAATAAAGAAAAGGAGATCCAAGTGGAATTTGACAGCTTTGTCATGGATGGATTTTGATGACGTTTCTCAAATTCTAAGAATTCATATATTTAAAAAGTGGCATTTATATAATCCTGCTAAGCCGCTAAATCCATGGATTAATCGCATCATTTCAAATCAGATAAAGAATTTAATAAGAAATAATTATGGAAATTATTGCAGGCCTTGTTTGAAGTGTGCGGCAGCTGAATCAGGAGATTTGTGTTACATTTACGGTAAACAATGCGAATCGTGCCCCCTCTTCGCAAATTGGGTAAAGACTAAAAAACAAGCTTATGAAGCTAAACTGCCTCTTTCCATTCACGACCATTCTTCGGAAATTAATTCTGCCGAATATACTAATGTAGACGTTTTATCCTTAATGGTAAAACTTAATGATAAAATGAAAGAAGTTTTAAAACCGGCGGAATGGAAGATTTACAAAGCTTTATATATAGATAATTTGTCTGAGGAAAAAGCGGCAAATTTAATGGGATACAGGACTAATGAAAAAAATAGAGTTCCGGGATATAAACAAATTAAGAATGTTAAAAAGTCTATAATGATAAAAGTTAAGAAGATTATATCAGAAGGAGAAATTGAAATATTATGAGCGCCAACAATGTAAATTTAAGTGAGGATCAACAATTGGCCATACTGGAGGAATGGAATAAGAGGCCAGATGACCCTCCTTATGTAAAAGAGCTTATAGCTTTGGTGTTTCCAGATATTCCTGAAGATATGAAAGACGGAAGATCTAAGTACGGGAGGGCTGTAAAAAAATTTTTAGCTGAGAAAAGTTTAAAGGCAAAAGTCACCAATAAGTATTATCCAAAAGAAAAAGTAGAACTCAACGAAGATCAGAAAGAATTTATAACGAATAATTGCAGTGCGATGAAACCAATGGACATGGCACGGTTTATTTTTGAAGATGATAAAATTTCTGCTCTTGACTTAAGATATAAAGTATTAACGGAATTCATTAGCACTTTACCCAATCAAATAAAATATTCAGAGAACAGTGAAGACATTCCAGTGGAAGGAGGATATTCTCCTCCCAAGTCGGAATCACGTGCAGTAGTAAGAGTTAATAAATATGTACATAACGGAATAGATAAAGACAAAATAACTCCGAAGATAAAAAAGAATATGAGCACTTTGATTGCTTATATGCATACGTTTAGATTTCTGCACCAAATAAGTACCTATGCGATAGAAACCGATAGAGAACTTTTCGAAAGCAGTTTCGTACGATACACTTGGGATAAATCAGACCTTTCTCAAGAGGAAGTCGACCAATATATCGTGCTTTCTGCTGAAGTAGTTATTGCTTCAAATATTCAACGAAGGGTTGAGAGGCTGCAGACTTTATTAGACCAAAACGCTGAAGACACAGAGGGACGTCGTATGGCAATGAGTCTAGTGGAAGCTATTAACACCGCTCAAACAGAATACAATCAATGCGTTAACCGACAGACTAAACTCCTCAACGAACTAAAAGAAAAAAGAAGCCAGAGATTAAGTAAGGTACTTCAAGAATCCGCTTCTATTTTAAACCTTGTAGAACTTTGGAAAGATGAAGAATCGAGGAATAAAATGATTAAGATAGCTGAGATACGTAAAAAAAATGTCTCATCAGAGATAGAAAGATTGTCCTCCATGGAGGATATTAAATCGCGTATTATGGGTATAAGTGAAGAAGAGGTTCTAAATGGTTAAATGCGCGTGCTGCAAAAAAGAATTTTCAAAAGATAAGGGGTTGCACCTTCATCTCAAAGCTCATAAATTATCTATTAAAGATTATTATCATAAATATTATCCTCGTTACGATAAACATACCGGAGAATTAATTAAGTTTAAAAATAAAGAACAGTATTTTTCATCAGACTTTAATAATAAAAGAAATTTAAAAAGCTGGTTAAAAAAAATCTCTTCTTCCGAAGCTAAAGAATATTGTCGAAATCTTTTAGTCAAAAGAAGAGAGGAAAAAAAATTAATTTACACTCCTACAGAAGTAGAGCTAAGAACTTTACCTATCCCTCCCATCCATTTTTATGAAGAGTTGTTTGGGAGTTATTATGAATTATGTGAAGAGATAGGATATAAAAACAAATTTAAAAAAATCCCTACTAAAAAAAATTACCGAGAAACTTTTAATAAAGACCATCTTATTTATATTGATTCGCGAGAACAAAATCCTTTACGCATAAATGATTTCCCCACTGAAGTTAAAGGCTTAAAGTTTGGAGACTACTGCTTGAATGATAAAAAAAAGACCCGCAATACTTATATAGAAAGAAAGTCGGTTCCAGATTTAATAGGAACTCTAAGCTCGGGTCTAGAAAGGTTTAAAAATGAGATTAACAGGGCTGCAGAGCAGAAGGCTTATATGGTAATCTTAGTGGAGAGGAATCTTTCTGATTGTTTAGCTTTTAATCGTCTTAAGCATGTTTATAAAAAAAATACAAGAGTTACTCCTGATTTTATTTTTCATAACGTTAGAGATCTGATCCAAGAGTTTTCTCATATACAATTCCTTTTCGTGAATGGAAGGGACGAGTGCGTAAGAATAGTAAAAAAACTTTTACTCTCCGGAGCCTTGAAAGAAAGATATGACTTACAGTTGGCGTATGATTTAAAATTATTATAAATGTGGTATTGTCCTGAAAAATATAAAAAACCTATCCCTAATTTAAATGAGGAGTTTCTTAATTTAAAAGGGGAACTTCCTGATCGTCAGGCTAAAATAAGTTTAGCTAAATTCATGAGATCTAACTTGGGGTTTACTACAGAGCTTCTTTCTGGTATAAAATTAGCCTTGTATCAAGAAATTACTTTAAAAGCATTCTTCAATCGGAATTTCAGTATGTGCGTTTGGGGTCGTGGTTGTGGTAAAAGCTTTATCGCCGCAGTATATTGCTTTCTTCAATGCATTTTTGAGCCACGCACTAAGATTCTTATTGCTGGGCCTACTTTTCGTACCGCTAGATTCATATTTAACAATTTGGAAAAAATCGTAGAGTCTAAAGAAGCTCAAATGTTGGCTCATGCTTTTGGAGCTAAATCAAAACGTAACGATCAATTCGAATGGAAAATAAATGAGGGAACAATAACCGCTATACCATTAAGCGGAGAAAAGATTCGTGGTTTTCGCGCTAATATATTAGTACTGGATGAGTTTTTATTGTTACCCGAAGATACCATCAAAACTGTATTGATGCCATTTTTGGTGGCTCCACAAGATATGGCGGAAAGAATTAAAATAAGGGAAATGGAGGATGCCCTTATTGCCAAAGGGGAAATGAAGGAAGAAGACCGTATAGTGTTTGAGAACAACTCTAAAATGATAGCTTTATCTTCTGCTAGTTTTAGTTTTGAAAATCTCTATAAAACTTATAAAGAGTGGATGGGGAATATTTATTCTGATGAAATTCAACAATCAAGTTATTTTATTTCCCAAATGGCTTTTGATTCTATTCCTTCCGATATGATCGACAATACTGTTATAGAGGAAGCTCAAGCGGGAGGATCTTCAAACTCATCTTTTCAAAGGGAGTATTGCGCTCAATTTACAGATGGTAGTGATAGCTACTTTAGTGCAAAAAAAATGCATTTATGCACATTGCCCGATGGAGAAAAACAACACTCATTAATAAAAGGGGAGAAAGACAAAGACTATATTTTAGCTATTGACCCCAGCTTTAGTAATAGCCCAAGTTCAGATTACTTTGCGATGTCGTTGCTAGAGATTGACGAAGAAAAAGACAATCATTCTACATTAGTTCATAGCTACGCCGTAGCGGGAGGCGACTTAAAAGACCATATTAAATATCTTCATTACTTAGTTACTTCTTTTAATATTGTTCTACTTATAATTGATAATGCGGGATATCAGTTCATAGATAGCGCAAACGAGTCTGAGTTATTTCGTAATGCACGAAAAGAGCTTAAGTTTTTTGATTTTAATAGTGACAAACAAGGTCACGATTACGATAAAGTTTTAAGAAACGCCAAAACTCAATATAACAAAAAAGACGGGACAATTTGCTTCAAGCAACTCTTTTCCAGTACTTTTCTGAGAGAAGCTAATGAATATCTACAAGCTTCTATCGATCATAAAAGAATATGGTTTGCTTCTAGGACAGCTGCTTGCGGGAGCTTTTTCCAAAAAGTTTCTGCTCAAGCGGTTCCCCTTAAACTAATTCCTCATGAAAGCAAAGGGGACTTTATAGAGTTTCAAGATGATATGATTTATCAAACTAAAAAGCAATGCGCCTTGGTTGAGGTGAAAACTACCGCGAAAGGACTTCAAAGTTTTGACCTTCCTCAACACTTAAGAAGAAGCACTTCAGCTAATAGGGCTAGAAAAGATAATTATACAACTTTAATGTTAGGTAACTGGGCTCTTAAGTGCTATAATGACTTTAAAAATAGCCAAGGGGTGCAAATTAATAACACATTTGCTCCCAGAATGCTGGGCTAAGTGTAAAATTAAAGTAAATCATGGCGGTAAGAAAGAAAACGGAACAAGGTGCGGAACCACTCATGGCTATGCATGAAGCGGTTGCTACGCAAACTCGTACTCGGCGAAACGTTGCGGCCGACATACCGCGGACAGACCGCTTTAGGAATATTGAAAATGGAATGATTCCATTCAAGTATTCTCACGGAGTAGCTAATAACTCCAATATAGATGTTAGGGATACTATAATTTTATGCCAAAAGGCCTATTACAATTTTTCAGTTTTTAGAAATACTATAGATTTAATGACGGAGTTCTCGATTAGTGACCTCTATTATACTGGGGGAAGCAAAAAGTCTCGGGATTTCTTTCATACCCTTTTTAAAAAAATAAACATAGATGATTTGCAGAGTCGTTTTTTTAGGGAGTATTATAGATCAGGAAATGTTTTCGTTTATCGTTTTAACGCAAAAATGGAGAAATCTGATGTTTTTAAGATAAATCAGACTTTCGGAATATCTCAAGCTTCAGAAGACCTAGAAATACCATCTAAATACATAATACTTAATCCTTCAGATATACAGCTGCAAGGGAGCATTTCTTTTAGCACTGGAGTTTATTATAAAGTCGTAACAGACTATGAGCTGCAAAGATTAAGGCATCCACAGACAGAAGAAGATAGAGAGGTATTTGATAATCTTCCGGAGCAGACTAAGAAGCTAATTGAAGATACTAAAAATGTAGGAATGGCAGCGGTTACTATTCCCTTAGATACGGATAAGTTAGTGGCTGTTTTCTACAAAAAGCAAGATTACGAACCTT